TAACTATACCAGAATACTTTTTACCACTTACACCATCGGCAACTAATCCATAATCACCAAAAGAAGAATTAGAGTTCGTTAAATCACATGCTCCACCAGATGCACACATGATTGCTTCTTCGTTGCAGATTGTAAACATAGAAACTAACTGTGCATACCCTTGATTGGTAATTGATGCTCCAATGCCACCCTGATTATATTGTGTGTATGAATCAAGCACCATTGATTTAATTGGACCAATAGCAGCATTACCATCAACTTTTATGCCAATACTATCTGGTATAAAGTTAGTACAGTTCTGCACATAAGGAGATTGGTTAATATATCTTGGTTTTGTTGGGTCAAATGAAATTACTGCTTTTCTAGGCAAAGTTCCTCTGAAGGACATTTCTGCGATATAGTTTCCATTGCCAACATAAAATAGGTCTTCATTTGCATTCTGGGGTGTTACTGTCGTCTCTCTTAAAGAATGTCCTATTACAGTAACTTCATCGGGAAGGATGATTGGATTGTTTTCAATGTATGAACCAGGTGCAACCTTTACAACTTTGTCTGTTGTTCCAGCAGATACAATAGAATCTACTGCTGCTTTAATTGTAAGTTTTGGTTCTGATAATGTTCCAGCATTAGAATCATCACCATTTTTAGCAACATAAACTATACTGTCTTCCCCAACTGAAGTTGAGGTTGCTGAGCTAAATTCAAACTTTCTAGCACTGTGATCATACTTTAGAAACTTACCATCATAAACAGATGAATTAGTTGCAATACCAACAATATCATCTAGATATTTCAGTTTAGTCTCACCACCACCACCGAGTGTCGATAATTGTTGTTGAATACGATTGATGAATAATCTATAATGACTTTGCAGTTGATCAAAAGTTACAAAATTCTGGTCAAGTGGTGTTAGTGGGTCTTCGTTTTTTGCAAAAGGTGGTTCAGTAATAATACTTTCTGTCAGTATTTCTCTTTCACCAAACTTTTCAAATACTTCTTCAAGATACTTAATTTTCTTACCAAGTTTATAATTCTGCCTCTTAAACTCTTCAATATTTAATTCTTGAATTGTTGATTTGACATCTTCTTGAATTTGCTCAAGACTCTTATTTTGTGTTCTAATATGAGATTCATTGCGAATAATATTAGCTTCAAGATTAGTTATCTTTTTCTTTAAATCTTGTCTGGTTTCTTCACTTTCTTTTAAGTCATTCGAAATTAAATCTCTAAAATTTCTAACTTCTTGAAGTTTATCATTAACTACTTTAATAAGATCAGTTTTATCTCCTTCAACTTCACTTATTTTTTCTAAAAGACTATTTGTAGTTTCTTCTAATACTTGATTGAAATCATTTAGTTTATTCTCAGTCTTTCTTTCAGTCTCAACAATAAAACCTTTGTACTTTGGTATTTCCTCTTCTCTAAGTTTGGCAAAGTTTTCATCAAGAATTTTAAAGTCTTCTAATATACCATCAAGACTTTGTTCATTAATTCCCCGAAGTGTTTCTGTAAGTTCATGATACTTATTATCAACAAACTCACCAACATCTTCAAGAGTTTTATTGACATTTTCCTCAAGTTTAATGAACTTTTTATCAGTACGAAGTTCACTATCAACAACTAATTTTTTATATTTTGGAAGTTCATCATCAACAAAAGTATTAACTGTTTCAGATAAATCAGAAACATCTAACCTTATTTGAATCAGATTTTTTTGATTAATAGATTTAACTTTATCTTGAACATCACGAATACATTCTTCAAGAAACAAAAGTTGCGAAACAAGTGCCTTATCTAAATCTTCTTTTGTAAGAAGACTCTTAATATCCTCATCTATCTCATCAATTTTCTCAGAGAGATGATTTACCTTTTCTATATTAGATTGATAGTTCCCTAATGTTTCAGAAAAATTAGTTAGAACATCAACTTTACTTAAATTTCTTTTGAATGCATCATAGGCATCAGAAAAAGTATTCAATTCAGAATTTTCAATACTACCCTGAATTACATTTTCAACAGATGCTTTTTGTCTATCAAAGTATTCTGATGGTTTTCTGATTGACACTATTATTACAAATCCTTATGTATAGATATTTATTATATTCCCGGGAAGGCAAATTGTCAAGTAATCAATAACGATATTCTTTGATTTTATCCAACACCTTATTGAGATATTTATGTGCTAAATCTTTTTCTTTCTGCCAGACTGCTTTAGATTCTGCATCAACTTCATGCTTGAGTTTAAGAACATGACATATCAGTTCATCCTTATTCAATTGATTCTTTGGCATATAATAAAAAAGACTCTACTCAGTATATAGAGTAAAGTCTTTTTTGTCTGTTATTGAATTGGGATTTGTGCTGGTATCAACATACCACCACCTGGTCCATCATCATCATCAGCATCAGAATCTTCTGTAATCACCGAATGAATTATAAAAGCACCCAACAAAAAGGTTGCTAGTAACATCATCTTACCAAATCCCAGGGATAATTTGGCCACTGACGGCATATGATCCCATTGCGGCAATGACACCAATCATTGCTGCCCAACCATTAATACGTTCTGCTCTTTCGTTCATTGTTCTTGCTCCTGTGTTTTGTTGTAAATAATGACTCTACCATTTTCATGAGTGAATACTAATTCATCATCATGTGCCCAGCAGAGTTCTTCGTATAGGGCATTTAGTCTCTCCATATCATCATAGAGTTGATTTGGATTAGACATCTGTTTTACTAACTGGTTCATATGAATGTTGAGGTTTGTGCTCTCTATCCATAGGTTTAGAAGACTCAAAAGGATCTCTTGAGAGATTTTTAATAACAATGAATGCTTCTTTGTTGTACTTACGAGTACCAATAGGTGACTGCCACTTTTTATTATAGACTTCACCGACATCAATACCAGAAACTTGAGTTCCTGCCATTTCAACTACGATGTTATCACCTTCTTCCCACCCATATTTTTGGGCAAGAGAAGAAACTTGTTCATAAACAGATGGAGCATCCATTACTCGATCTTCTGGTTCAAGACTTCCGTGCATCAGTACAGTTTCTCTTCTTGTTCAGTTTCAATTATAACATCAGAAGTTGGATATGCAACACAAGTAAGCACAAATCCTTCTTCCATTTGATCGTCATCCAAGAATGATTGATCACTTTGATCTACTGTGCCCGATACAATCTTACCCGCACAAGATGAACAGGCACCTGCACGACAAGAGTAGTTTAAATCAACTCCACCTTCTTCTGCTGCATCAAGGATGTATTGATCATCCTCACAAGCAACAGTGGTTTCTGCACCATCAGGAGTGCGGAGAGTAATATTAAAAGTCATTAGTAAGTTTCAGAAAGATTTTGTACAGAGTATGCCAACAATACAAGGAAGGCAATACTGGTCATTGTAAACAAGATTGAATGCATTGTCAAGTACTCAGAAACCGAAAAGTCCAAAAAAGAACACACTACCAGTCGTAGCATAAGAAACCAGTGCTGCGGCAAATCCAATCATTGCCGTGCGACCATTGAGTTTCTCTGCACGTTCTGCATATGTCTCAAGACCATACGTCTCAGTATAGGATGGATCAACGTACATGCGGGGTTCAGTAGCCCACATGTTTGTGCGTCCACCGTCTTCAGTTGTTACAGTCATTTGAGTTTTGTGAAGAAACATTACAGTATTATATAGGAAACATAAAGTCTTGTCAAGAGAAGTCAGTATAAATGCTTACTATTTCCCCTCAAACCCAGGAGGTAATCGGTTAAAATATGGATCATAATCAAAAATGGCATCCCAATCCTGAATATCAACTGCCTGAGTTTTCCAAAAATTCCAAAGACCTTCATAACTTGACTTATGAAAAACATCAATATGTTCTTTATGAATGGAAGAACCTAACTCAAGTTTATATAAGAACAAAGGAATAGCAAAAGTGTTTCCAGAATTATAAATCAAATCATCGGCAACCGCTCTTGGTTTGACTCCATTATCAATCTTATACTTATCTCCTCTTACATGAAGGTCAATCAACTTTTGTGCATGACGACGTGTAATCAGATAACATGCCGTTGAGAAATCATTTACAAATCTCTTATGCATTTTTAAATGAATTGATGCAGGATTAATGACAGCAAGTTGGATTACATCATAATCATAAGGAATTTTTGCATAAAAATTTTTCCATTCAAAAGGCCAATGAGATGCAGTAGAAATATCACAATCATCTTCCATCATTAAGGCACATGGAGCATCTGTTTTAAGAAACTCTACCATTGCTTTCAGATGTGACGTAGTACATCCAACCTCACCAGAAGACATACTATCAGGATATCTTCCTTTAAGAATGTCTCCGAGGTCTCTACCGTCCCTACCATCATATGCAGAGATGCGAGTATAATTCTCAATCTCCCAATACTTAAATTGCTCTTCCATATATTCTCTTCTTTCTGGTTGCTCATCCAGATTCAGATAATATATGGGAGGAAGTCCTTTGAGTTTATAAAGTGCCTTATTTTTATCCATTAGATAACCTTCCAATTCTCACAATACAAATCTTTAGTGTCTTTATCAGCATAGTCAGAACCAAACCACATACTTGGGGCAATTACTTTTTTGTTTGGATTTTGTATCAACCATGCACCCCACCAACTCATAGAACTATTGGCAATAATAGCATGATCACACAAAGACATCAAGCACATATCAAGATAAGGAACTAATGCACCATCAGAGTGTGTATCTTCTGGTTCAGAGAACATGAATCGATCATTCTGAAAGAACTCTTGCTCTTTACACCACTCAATCGAATCAGAAAATACAACTACAGGCAAGTTATCATCAAACTCTGCAAGTGCCTTCTCATAATACTCAAGAGGTTGCACAGGATGTTGATGCTGAAGGTTAACATATGCCCACTTAAATCCTCTCTTATCGGCAAGACCAGGATCACCACGACGAACGTGGAGGGAGATAACTTCTTCTCCCATCTGACTACGAAATTCTTTACAAGGTTCTAACCAATTATCCTTGAAAGTAAAATCTTTACGAACATCTTCTTCAATGTGCTTAAAGTATTTTTCTGACTGAAAGAATCCATGAATACTTACATTATCAGAACAACTATCAAAGAGTTCTTGATCAAAATGAAAAAATCTTTCTTGTTGAACATTAGTGCTTTCAATCCAACCAATGTTTTTATTAGTCGTAAGTTCAAATGCCTCTAGCAATCCATAGTTATCAATTTGAATTCTTGGATCTTCAGGTGGAATCGTATAATCAAATCCACGATTGGCAGCAATACCTTTTAGTGCTGCATACTGAAACATTTGATTACCAAATCTTCCAATCGTTCCAATATGATTAAATCCAATCACCTTTCATAGCCTCAAATACTTTTGCAATTCCTTTATCTATACCAGTTTTGGGCAACCACCACCCAGTAATATATGTGTTTGCCTCATTCCTTTTATCCATCTGCACACTATCTTTTGCAAGACCAGGTTTAATATTTACTGTCTTACCAATCAAATTAAATTGTCCCTGAATGATTGAGGCAATATCTTTAATAGAAGTAGAACTGAAGGAAGTAATATGAAGAGGATCTTCTGATTTAAAGTCCGTGAAGTTTTCCATCACAATCTCTAGTGCCTCACAGCAGTCCTCTGCATAAAGGAACTGCCTCTCCTCTGTACCATCAGTCAGCATCTCAAACTCACCTTCCTCAAATCCTCTACGAATAAAGTCAGTGATGACGTGTGCTTTCTCATGATCTTTTTCGATACCATACACATTCCAAAACTTAACAGTCAGTCCTTTAAGTGCAGTAGTGTATAGTTCTCCAAGTTTCTTACAAGCACCATAAGGAGAGTAACTCATGTTACTCATTTGAGATGATGCGAATACAAATCTCTTATTATACTTCTCTAGGAGACCAAAGACATTTGCCATCAGTCTGGTGTTGTTATTGATGAAGTCAAAGGTGTGTTGATACTTCTTCAGGTATCGTGATCCACCTACATCAAAGGCAAGAAAGAATACAAAGTCTGCATTCTTAATGGCACGGTCAAGATTATGATTGGGAATCTGCGTCAGATCTTCTCCATGATGTCG